ACCTTTTCCTCTTTGTGATCCACTTGATTGTGCAGGTCGACTCACATTAGATACAGTACGATCTAGTTTCTGATTCTTTCTCATTTGATTCGCACCTTTCTTTGGATCATTATCAGGCGTTACCTTGCCACCAAATCCTAATGCTTCTGCGAATTGTTTGTAAGTTTTCATCTCCACTTCCTCTCTGGTGAATGGATCTCTATTCTTTTGCTTACGTGCTTTGTTAGCTACAGCTTCCTCTTTTCTCTTTGCTTTAGCAGGAGCTCTCTTGTCTACTCTACCTGATTTCATAACAGCATCTCTTACTGTAGTGCCACCAGTTGAACTGGTTAGTTTTCCTTTACCATTATCAACTGCGGTGATTCCATGAGCCGCCTTACCTGACTTTTTGAATCTAGCATTTGGATATTGAACGTGATGTGCTTCACGCTTGCCTTCACCAGGATCAATACCCTGAGAGTGCATAGCTGTCTCTAAACCTTTGACAGTTCCAATGTGTTGTTGATTCAACTTAGCAAGCTTGGCTTCAAGAATCTCTTGATAGGTTTTCATTTGTTCTCCTTAAGCATCTTCATCAACTCTGATGTGGAACCAACAAACATATTATTCTGAACCTGTGTGCCAGCAACAGCAGGTTTTGTATCCTTTTTCAACTCCATACTCTCTTTCTTATCGTGCAAATCAGTTAGCTTCTCAGCAACCTCTGCACAAAGCTTCATTGCATTAGATGAGACTTCAAATGCTCTAGGATGAGAGGATTCTAGAGCAACCTCTAATGATTCCTCAGCTGCTTCACTCAATCTCTCTGTCATCTGTAGGAGTTTACCTCTCACAAATGCAAGATCTTTATCTTTCATCTCACTAATATTAGTGATGTCAGTAGATTTTTTATCACTTTTGCTGATTTTAACAGGTTGAACTGATTCAGCTACGATATCAAAAGTTTGATCTAATGATTTGAATGAGTTGTCCATTAGTAGTCCTCGTCGATACCGAAATAACTGTTGTCGCTACCGTAAACATCTTCGTATGTCTCTACAACCTTATATGTTTCAGGTTTCAGAGGATCAATCTCTGATCTTGGAACTGGAGGTGTAAGAGTTGATTCTACTTCTGCGTTGTAACGCAATTCAGTGTTTCTCTTAACAATATCTGTACGATAATCAAGAGTAATCTTACGAATATCTTTCTGTGCATCAACTGCACCAAACAGATATGTCTTCACTGTGAAGTTAAGAGTCCAGATAAGTGTACGTCTCTTTGTGTAATCACCAACATAATCATCAGTGTATCCTACTCCATTGAGAACAATAGCAATGTCACGCTCTTCGTGCGTAACATCAATCACTTCAATAGAAACATTCAGAGAAGGATGAAAGTTAGGAAGAATCTGTTCTAGAATCTGCAAACCATCATCTTGATTTTTAGAAATGATTGCTAGTTCAATCTCTAGATTATAAGGAACAGGTAGATACTGTGAATACTGAACAGGTTGTTCAGCTTTAGGATCTGGATCGCTGGGAACAGTTCTGGCAAATTGTGTTGGAACAAGTTTTCTAGAACCATCATAATTCAATCCCTTAATCTCAAAAGAGATTCGTGGAAGTGAGATTTGAGTTTGCTGTCTCTGAGCAGCGGGTTCTGCTTCAATGAGTGCCAAATATTTCTGATAAGGACCATACTGAACTGGAACTTTGTATGATTCTAAAGAATTACCAGTAGGTCTATCAACGCCAGATTGTTTTCTCTTAACAACGATATTGTTGAAGAGAGTTCCAAAAGCGATGATACTTTTACGAAATATTTGATGATAAAAATACTTGCCGTTCACAGTGTTTCACTATACTGTCAGAAGTATTTAGTAAAAGCCAAAGGGGTTAGTATCGGCATCATCAAATATTTTGATTTTATTAAACTCATTTTGAATATTAACCGCATCATCAAATGCTTTGGGTGTTGCTTGAGTTTGATAAGAAATCCAATGTGCACCCGTTGTTTCACCTATCACCAAAACCTTAGTGAAGCTTTCAATAGAAACATTACCTGTAGCAGGATCTAACTGTGATGGATTCAAATCAGTAAGATTACTCAAAGACAACTTTCTGTCTACACCATTCCAGAATACAACACTTGCTTCTACTGTTAATTGTCTTCTCAGGAAACCAGCATCATTAAAGAGTTGGAAGTAATTGATTCCGTCTGATTCAATGAACTCATCTTTCTCCGTAAGAATATACTTACCATCTTGTGTAGCTATGTCATCTAAATCCAAATCAGTAAGATTCCAAATCTTAACTCTCTCATTGAGTTGAAATGCAGGTCCGCCACCTTCATTCAAAAGAAGTTCAATATCAGGGAATGTAGAACGTGCATTAGCACTATCAATCTGATCAATACCAGTGTTGAATTCTTCACCAGAGTATTCAAACTTCTCACATTGCAATTCAAAGATATATCCTTTACCTAACTGAAAGAAAGGTTGATCAAACTGAACATATTTTACTTCAAACAAACCACCATCATAAGGAAAGAAAATCACATCTCCCTCCTTAGGTCTACGTGAAACCTCACCTTTCAATGGATCGTTTAAATGAGTTAAAGACTCTCCGTTTTTAGCATTATAAACAGATTTGATATAAGGTGCGTAATATGAAGTCCACTGAGAACGAGACATCACTAGCGTGAGTTCATCAGAACTTCTCACACCAAACTTAGTGAGCATCTCCATTGAATTATCATATCCATCAAAGGACTTCAGATACATTGGAATAGACAATGCCAACTCAAAAGCACTCTCTGTTGATTCGTGAAGTAGAGTGTCTAGATTCAAATTCTCTCTAGGCATATAGAGTAAATCAATGCCGAACATTGCAATCTGTTCAATAACCAGATTATCTACAAGCTTCTGTTCTCCACTATATCCTGTTGTAGCAGTGAAGAATGGATTAGTGTTTGGCATCAACCCACCTCATCAAGAACAGGGTCGGCCCAATCCATTGCAAATCTATCTTTGAGTCTCTGTAAATCTTCTCTGCCTGTTGAAAGGATTTGTTCTCCATTCATCGTGATTCCACCAGGCAATGAAACTTGCTGGAACTTCGTGAGGTTTCTACCCCACTGACATCTTGTGAGTGCAACTGCATATTCCTTCAGCCACAAATCATTGAATAGATCTGGATATACATCAGGACTAGGTTTCACCATACAATCTAATGCAAGAATTTTGCCTCTTGCTCCATATGCACCTGTATCTCCGGCTTTGAAGTTATTAGAATCAATGAATAGTCTATGAGTTCTTTGATTGAAGTTATATTGAATAGGAGGAAAGAACAGGAATTCTATTGTTGCCATATATTCTTTCATCGCCACGTAGCTCACAAGATTATATCCAGCGTCTCCACAGGCATAATCATTACCCAACATACCACCTAAAAGCATAGGAAATACAGAGCCACCAGGAAAAATACCAACTAAATCTGTATTCTGACTCTTCATTACCTCATTCACACCAACCACATCATCTGGAAGAACCAGATAGTTATTTTGAATTTGAATAGGTGATGTGCCGTAAGCGGGTGATTCTGTTTTTACCTTTGTAACCTCAAAGAGAGCAGATTTATCATTAGTGGATCCGTTGATACTTACAATATCACCAACAGAATATCCAGTACCAGTATCATATATTGTAACAGTTGTAATGCCCTGCTTTGTAGTTCTTTGAGAACCTATTGTAACAGTTAATCCAGTTCCAGTTACATCATCTTCTGCATTAGTTTGATAGATGATATTATCACCTGATTGCGTTTGAATATCAGCTGCAGCTTCAGTTGTTATTTCAAGTTCCTTCTCTTCATTCGTATTCTGATTTATAAGAACAGTTCTGTTAGGAGGATAACCTTCACCTGGAGTGATAAGAGTTAACTCATCAACCATTCCTTCTGCATAGAAAGATGGTCTTCCAGGAATAGGTGCGTTAGGATTCTTACCAACTTGAGATGTTTCTTTGATAGTGAAAGAACTAAATGCAGCAATAAACTCGGGTGTTATTTGAGTTGCAAGATACATTCTCTCAGTTCCTAAGAAGTGAGATCTTTCATTGAAGAATTGAAAAGCATCGTCAATAGCAATGTCAATCTGTTCATCAGCGACATTGATTTCAATAACAGGTGCACCTAACTTTGTTAGGATGTATTGACGAAACTCGTCTCTGTTTTGTGGCCTTGAGATGCTCATCTATCTGCCTTTTCTTTTATTTAGAATGGGACGGGAAGTCCAGTGCCTGCAGGAGAACCAGGAGCAGGAAGAGTAGGAACCATCTCACCCTTAATGTCTCCATTAAGCATTCCAGGAAGGTCACCCAAACCACCAGCAACTGCGTCACCAATCATTCCAGTGAGTTCTGTTTTAATTCTTTCTGTAATTGATTCTTGATTCAGGTAAACATAACCTGCTGCTCCACCAATGGCTAGAACGCCAACAAAGGAGATAGTGGAGAATACATTGAATACTTTTTGCATAATCTTATTTTGTAGGAGGGACAACAGGTGGTTCACCTGTCTGTAATGTAACTGGTGCCTGTTCAATACGAATAGTTTGAGCAGGTGCAGTCTGT